TTTAAATTATCTAAAGCATCAAACCCTAGTCCTATTTCTATTTCATTTCCATCTTTATCTTTAGTCCAAGTGCCTCCAAGACCTTCTCTATATCCTTTTGTAGTGGAAAGCAGTTCTTCAGGTACTGGAATTAAGTTTTGAAACTCAAACTTTCCATCTTTAATTGCCTTTTTCTTAAAGGCTTTTATATCTTTTTCTTCACCACATATATCTACTCTATTCTCGCACCAATTTGGCATATCTGCTCCTTATCTTAATACTGGCATACACCAGTCTTGATATTTTTCTTCATCTTTATGGGTGTAATGAAGCACACCTCCATCATTACCTTCATCATCGGATTGTGCTATTACCCAAGTGCCATCATCAAGCTTGAATGCTACAGGTCTGTTAAACCATCCAAATTCTTCAGCTTCTTCTTGTGACATATATTTTACATGGACTATTTTCTTGCCGAGAAGTACATTCCCAGCAAGTTTAGTCCAATAGTTTTCTAGTTTTACTGGGTCCTTTGCCATACTTTCGTAGTCCATTATTTCTCCTAATGCATATAGTCATGTAACTTTTCAGAGAACCATTCTGGGTATTGGTCAATAACCCATTCTAATTCTTCGTCTGATAAGTCTCTTGACTTTCCGTTTTTTGTTTCAGTTGCTGATGATAAGAATGCATCACAGTAATCGGGATAGTCTCCATGGTCTATCCCTTCAAATTCTAAATCATCCAAGTTGCTTGGGTCTATATCATATTCTAAGTCTTGACTCGCATCAAGTATTGTTAATGCCATCACTTACTTCCTCTGCTATTAGTTTGTTAAATACTACTCCACCAAGCTCAGCCTCCAATTCTCCTTTTGATAAGAAGTTTTCAGCATCATTGATAGTCATTATTAAAGCATACAGCCTGTCTGTCCAGTTATATTTACCAACAAGCATAACAGCTTTTACTATATAAACAGGTTTGTTTGCCCGATCTGCATTATATACTATAGCATTAACAGGAAGAATATCACCGTCATTAATTATTGGAAATTCTCCTCCAATATGCTTTACTATATCAAATCCCATTTGCCTTTCTAAATCACCACTAAAATAACAGGAGAAAAATCCATTATTATTAATAGGTTTATTATCTGTAGTAGCCCACTGATTAGCAAAATTATTCTTATCATAATGTTCAGTAGTTACATCTATACACATTATACTTGGTACTCTTCAAATAATCGGTTAGCTTCGTCTTCGCCAAACTTTTCTTTTACTTGATTGCATATAATTGAAATTATATTATGCCCATAAGGTGTACCATATACATTTTCACACTCTTCTTCAGCTGATTCTATTGTCATGTTTTTAAAGTCAAATCTTGCCATTTTCTTACCTCTTTTAATTAATCTCAAAGCTAAAGTCATATGCCACTAATGGGCCACAATCTTCATCTTCTATTTCAAACAGAATAGGTTTTATTCCTGTTAGTTTGGTTATTTTGTTTAGGGTACTTTCTTTTATTGGTTGCCAATAATCATACCTTAATTGAAGTCTCAATCCTTCAAATCCTTTATATTCACATCTTATTTCAGAGCGTTTATAGCCATCTTTGATTAAAATCTTATTTATTATTCCTTCAAGCCTATTGAAGGCTGTTTCAATCATATGCATCTCAAACTCTATTATATTTTGTTCATCTCTCATATATTCTTCTACTTCTAAAGCATATTCTCCTGTTTTTGACATACTACTCCTTTTTTAATTCTAAAGTCTCTATCACTGATTTAACCTCGTCAGATTAAGTCCAAGGTGAATATGTTGATACCCCCCAAAGCTTGACTGCTAGCTGCAATGCTTTTTTGTGTACTCCAAATTGAGAGCTTGGTAGAGACTTTAATTTTGTAGGAAAGCTTTTTCATCACCCAATAGTAGAGCCTTCAACTAACTGTATTATAGGAGACTAAGTCACATTATAGATTGCAAACCTTTAATACTGTTGTTGAGGTTCCTGGAATAAACTTCGTCTGGCTTCTCAGGACTGCTATTGGTATATCCAGATACTTTCCTATTAATATCATAAAAAAGGGAGAGCCGAAACTCTCCCAAGGAGGAATTGATTATCTTCTTCTTAACTCACCCTTCATCGCCAATAGGTTTTTAGCGTACGATACCTTTGATGCTATCAATCTATCTCCTTTACTGCATCCTCGGACATTCTTAACAACTCTGTCTAAAGCAGCCTTGTTAGTCTTATCCCGAAATGCATAACTCTTTAATTGAAAAGTATCCATTTGTCTTATTTCATCGTATGGATTTGCTTCTTTTCTTTTTTGAGGTATAATTGCCTCAAGTATTACACTCCAATCATAAGTACTGCTCATGCCATACCTCCATAATAGTGTTTAAGTTTGCGAATAGGGGAGACTGGTTTGTAGTCTTCATCTATTTCTATATCTTCTTCTTTTTTACAATTAAGGAATAGACCTGCATCTAAATCCTCTTCAAGATAGACATACTCTTTATCTTCATATGAACAGGATGATATTCTATCCATGAGACCTAATGCTTTTAGTTCTTTTTTAGGAACTCTAAGCCATCCGTGTTCATTATCAGAGTAGGCTTTATATATCCTATACATTTTCAGACCTGACTATTAGCCTTACCCCTTTGAAGTGTTCTAATGAATTAAGAAGACATTTTATATCTTCTTTAGTTTGCTTCATCCTTGTATCAGTTATTTCCCCTGAACCTTCCATAAGGACATCTACAGTGTAATATTGTCTATGTTTTATAGCTCTATAAAAAGCTCTTCCACCTTTACCTAATAACCTGCCTGTAGATTCTACTGCCCAGGTTATTGCTGAAACAGCTTTAGCTGTGGTTGCTGCTGATCTTAAGCTCATGTTCTTGCTCCTCATTTAGTTTCTGCTCATTTAATGCATCTTTTCTTAGCTCATCTTTTATATGCATTTCAAATTCTCTTATTATTTGCTTTATATCGTCTATATGTATAAACTCGTGAGCAAATCTTATCTTCTTTTCTTTGGTTCTTACATCACATAAAGTTCTTTCTTCAACGAAAGTTGACATAACTTTAGCTTGACAATCGTTAAAATAATCATCTTTGAAAGACCAAGTATTTTTCTTATCTTTTATCATAATATTCCTCTAATTAATCTGAAAAAAAGGGAGAACTTTGTTGTTCTAATGCAACGAAAGTTAACGAGAAATAACTAACAATAGTTAACATTATTTTACTAAATTTAACTATTGCATTAACAAAACTATTAGGAAATAGGCAAAATAAAGGAGTTTTTATGCCGCCCGTTGTTACTAAAGATGATATAATGAAATCTGTTTCTGATATGATACATAGCTCATCATTAATTGACTCTGAAATCGCTGATAAAATCGGTGTTTCTCGTCAAATGGTCTTTAAATGGAGAAAAGGTAAAGTTTCAAGTATCAGGAAGCCAAATCTTGTATCTTTAGCTAATGCTTTAAATTATAGGGTTGAATTTGATAAAGATTCAATCACCCTTGACAAACTTGAAATTAAAATGAATAATGAGGAAGGGGAAGAGATGACCTTATTCGCTGAAGAAATGATTAAAGATTTGAGAAGCGATAAACAAGACTTGAGAGAGACAATAATAAGTCTAAAAGAAGAAAACAAGGCTTTACATACAACTATTGAGTCAATGGATAGAAATTTAGAATCGTTAAATGAACGGATAAATCGAAATCAAGTGACAATGCCCTTACTGGAACTG